TGATATTCTTAAAGCTGCATTAAATGAAAATACCTTAAATTCATAAGTACCTTTTTGTGAATTTATAATTTCAAAATCAGGTCTAAAAACAATTTCACTTACAAGGTTTGAATCATTAAATCTGTATTGAACTAAGTATTGTGTAACCCCTATAACAGGTTTCCAAGTTAATAATATTTTTGAAACAGCTAAAGCATTTACTACAACAATAATCTCTTTGGATTCGCCTGAACCATTAGTAACTCTTAAGTTAGATGGTGGATCTACCGGTTGATTAAGAAGAGAAACATTACGATCAGGC